ATTCTTACCCCAAATATGGGCATTGATTTTGCACTAGAAGCTCCCAAGAATGAAGTTTCAAATGTCAATCAAGCACTCGCTAAGAATGGTAAACTAGATGATTTCTTGAGTGGCATGGAAGGTGTTGCAAGAAACGCTCTAATGAAATACTTAGGACATACTGCAACTAGACAAACTAACTTACCACTAGAACAATGGCTACAAAACAACGTTAGCGGTAAGCAATATCGATTCCTAGTAGGCGAGAACAACGGTTATCTTTTCCAAAACAAGCAAGCATTAGATAATCTCATTGAATTGTATTTTGCTATTGCTGAACTTAAAAACAGTCTTTCCGATCAGCTTGAACAGCAGGTCAAAGGCTTAGAACAGTCAATCAATGATAGACCGGGAGGCGAAGGATTTGTATTCAATACTCCTAAGGGACTAGTCAAGCTAGTCAATCGCGGTGGCTTTAGTGCTGCTCATTTTGGCAAGAAAAAGTAACCCAAAACCGAGTTTTTTTCGTACAGGTATAAATACTTATATGAGTTTCGGCTCACTTTTATAAGGAAATAATACAATGGCACAATTCACAAGAGTTAATGGTGACTTCCAGCAAGTAATGAACTATGACGCACCTGCGTACACCAACGAAGGTTCAACTTCAGCAATCGATTCTGCTGTAACTGTACAGCCTCAGGGTCCAAAGCTTGACTTCTTCACTATCACTGGTAACGGTTCACAGGTAGCTGACAACATCAATGCAGTATTCCAGACTGTTCAGCAGCTTGCAACTGTATACATCTACGAGTATACTAACGCATCTGACGATACACTTGCAATCGCTGTATACCCAACCGGTGCATGGACAACTACTACACTTGACAACGCACTCACAAATGCATGGTCATCTGCAAACGTAGCTGTAACTGCAACTGCAACTTTCACTAACTAATAATTAGTAAAATTACTATTAAACGGACCCGGGGGATTTTAAATTCTCCGGGTTTTTTATTACTCTAAATACGTGTATGTATCGCATATGCTGTTATACTTTATTTGATATCACAAAGACCGGTGTACACAACCGCTCCAAACCGATAGATGATTCAGTTGATGATTGGCTAAAGCGAAGAAATACACAATGTAATTTTGATACTATATTACAGGTAATTTCTCTCAGGTCACAGCCTGAAGTAACTAAAATACCTGTTATGTGCCAAATGGATATAAAAGAGTTTGATAAGTTTGGATTCCTCTATAACACAGAAGAACCTTGCTTCTATTGGAAATTCGAGTTTGAAATACAACACCCTAGTGTTTTTGAAAATGGCATTAAGTCATTAGGAGCATTATACAACGATTGTGAGGGTGTACCGATGATTAGTATGGAGGGACAGCATTCGG